GGTTATTGATAGAGACCATGAAGAAGACGGACCAAAGTTCTGGAGATTTAAACACAATTACAAGAACGAAGGTATCTTGGACAAAATCATTCCAATTTGGAGAAATAAAGGTGATATTACTGACCCTACAATAGGACGTGATTTAATCATCGAGTTAACAAAATCTAAAACACCAGCAGGTAAAGAGTACACAAGTGTATCTACAATTATGTATGAAGACCAAGCTCCCGTTCACGCAGAAACAGAGCAAGCAAATGCTTGGATTAACGATGAGTTAACTTGGTTGGATGTATATTCTAAAAAACCTGTTGAATACCTTGAGGCGATTGCAAGAGGAGAGACACCAAAGTGGGACACTGAAAAAGGTGGATACGCTTACGGTGACGCAACGGTTGCTGAAGAAACTTTCGGTGGTGGCAAAAAGGAGGCACCTGCAAAGGCTGTTGACCCTCAAGATGAAGCTGAGGCTGATTCGGATTTACCATTCTAATTTATACGGGTGGAGGTAACACTCCACCCTTTTTTTAATTTATCATATGACATTTAAAGAAGAAATTGAATTACAATTAGTTGACAATAAAACATTGTCCTACGAAATATTGAGTCAATTAAAAAATAAGAATTATTACTCTGGCATGGCTAAAAAAATTGGTGATACCGTTTTATTTGGAATGTTAAAGGAAGAGTCGGAAAATGGAGACTTGTCTCTAAATTTAATTACTTTTCACGAAGAAGAACTTGGTGAATTATATGAAGAAGATGAAGAATTCTATAAGGTAACTAAGATAAGTAAAATACCAAACATTAAAAGAAAAGAAGATGGCGGGAATTAAGAAAAAAGAATCGGGAGGATTTAAAGATAAGTTCTCAACCAAAACAAAATATAAAGAAACTAGCTACTACTTTTGTGGTGATGCTTTCTTAAGTGCTAGTGGATTACCAGGCCCTGTTATGGGAGGTATCAATATGTTCTTGGGACATAGTAATAGTTCTAAAACAACTGCCATGATATTAGCTGCGGCTGATGCTCAAAAGAAAGGACACTTACCTGTCTTTATCATTACTGAAAAGAAATGGAGTTGGGAACACGCTGTTGAATTAGGATTGGATGCCAAGAAGAATTCTGACGGTGAGTGGGATGGTGACTTTATCTTTAATGATAGTTTTGATTATATTGAACAAGTAACTGAGTTTATTAATGAAGTATTAAACGCACAAGAGAAAGGAGAGATTCAACAATCAATCTTATTCCTTTGGGATTCAGTAGGTTCAATTCCTTGTAAGATGACCTTCGATGGTAAGGGTGGTAAACAACATAACGCAGCAACACTTGCTGACAAAATTGGTATGGGAGTTCACTCAAGAATTTCTAAATCAAAGAAAGAAGATTATGCTTACTACAATACTTTAGTGGTTGTAAACCAACCTTGGGTTGCTCTTCCTGACAATCCGTTTGGACAACCAACAATCAAAGCAAAAGGTGGTGAAGCTTTATGGTTAGCATCATCATTAGTATTCCTTTTCGGTAACCAAGCAAGTGCTGGTATTAACCACATCACGGCAACCAAAGGAGGAAGAACTGTAAGATATGCTATCAGAACTAAGATTTCAATTTTAAAGAACCACGTAAATGGTTTGGGTTATAACGACGGTAAGTTGATTGCGGTACCACAAGGATATATTGAAGATACTAAAGAAGCTTTAGAGGCTTATAAGAAAGAATATTCTCAATATTGGAATGGTATCTTATCAGGAACTGGCGAATTGACTTTAGAAGAAACAACAGACGATATCAGTGAGTAATATATTTGTTAACATTTAAATAAACTATGTGTCTAAAACTTTATTGGTAGATGGTGATAACCTTTTTAAGATTGGCTTTCACGGCGTTAAAGAACTTTATAATGATGGGTCTCACATTGGGGGCGTTTATCATTTTATTAATACTATTCGCCGATTCTTGGATGAAGGACAATTAGATAAAGTTGTTGTTTTTTGGGATGGAAAATATAATTCATCAATCAGAAAACAATTATATCCTCAATACAAGGCGAATAGACGACAAGACATGAATGAGGATAAGTACGCCTCATACCTTGAACAGAAATCTAGAGTAAAAGATTACCTTGAAGAAGTTTTCGTTAGACAAGTTGAAATGGAGGATAATGAGGCTGATGACCTGATTGCTTACTATTGTAAGATAGCAACCAATGAACAGATTACAATATTCTCAGCCGACAAAGATTTAACCCAATTAATTAATGAGAGAGTAACTATATTCTCACCTATAGTTAAACAATACTATAAGTTTGGAGATAAGATTACTATCAATAAGGTAGAAATACCTCACTACAATGTGCTCCTTTGTAAAATCTTTACAGGAGACAAATCTGATAATATAGATGGAATTGAAGGTCTTGGAGAAAAAACATTAATAAAATACTTTCCACAAATGCAGGAAAAACCCTGCACTATCGAAGAATTACTCGATAATGCACGAAATATCCCGCAAAAAAAACCCATTAAAACTTTATTGAATATTTTGACTGGGAAGACGAAATCAACTATACTTGGAGAAGAGTTTTATAACACAAACAAAAAAATTGTAGACCTTTCAAACCCACTAATTACGGATGATGGAAAGACCTTAGTAGAACAAATTTACACTGATACAATAGACCCTACAGACAGGGGATATAAGAACTTAATGAGAATGATGATGGAAGACGGACTCTTCAAGTACCTCCCTAAAGATGACGAGGCTTGGGTTAACTTCCTTACACCATTCACTAAACTAATAAGAAAAGAAAAACGAAACACAAACAAAAATTAAACGCTATGAAAGAAATGGACAGCACCAAAATGGAATTCCTTTTGACTTTGAATGACAACATTGTTGTACAGAGATTCTTCAACGTTAGAGGTTTTAACCCTAAGGCGAAGAACTCGGTAGACTTGTATGAGTATATCAAAGCTCTGAAAGAAGAGTTACAGTATTATTTAAAAATGAAAACAGTTGTTTACATGATGGACAACAGAGATTCAATCAGTTATGACCCAAAAGTTATGGATACATCATTCACAGATGGTCCTGAAATATTTAACCTTTTTGTGAAAGTTGGAGAACAGACAATTTGTCATAGACAATTTGATGGAAAATTATTTCCGCCGAAAGTTCGTTATACGGTGGACGTACGACCATTTTTGAAAGATGTCTTAAGAGATTTAACTGACATTTTTTCAAACAACCAATTATCTTATCAATATTTGGATTTCGAAACAAGTAAGTAAGTATTTAATAAAAGAGGGGATATTTTAAAACAACTATGAACAAGAATTTTGATTATTTAGGGAACACATTTCAGGTGCAGTTACTCAACCAAATAGTTGTCGACAAGGATTTTTCACATTCAATTATGGATGTTATTGAAAGTTCATACTTCGACAACAAATACTTTAAAATCATTATACAGATGATTAAAGAGTATCATGTAAAGTACGAGTCAACACCTACTTTTGATACCTTAGAACAGATTGTAAAATCTGAGATTTCACAAGAACTTGTTGCCAAGATTGTTTTGGACACACTTAAACAAGTTAAAGATGCTCCGTTTGAGGGAACATCTTTTGTACAAGAGAAGGCGTTAAAATTCTGTAAACAACAAGAGTTACAGAAGGCGATGGACAAATCACAAAAGATTATTACTGAGGGTGACTTTGAATCTTATGACAAGGTAGAAGGACTTATTAGAGAAGCTCTACAAGTTGGTGAGGTTGAGAAAGGTCAGACAGATGTATTCGACAACTTGGACACAGTCCTCGACGAAGACTATAGACACCCCATTCCAATGGGTATTACAGGAATCGACAAACTACTTAAGGGTGGACTTGCGAAGGGTGAGATTGGGGTTATATTAGCTCCTACGGGGGTTGGTAAAACCACTGTCTTATGTAAGATTGCCAACACAGCATTTAATATGGGATATAACGTTCTTCAAATATTTTTTGAGGACAACCCAAAGATTATTCAAAGAAAACACTTCACGATGTGGACAGGTATTGAACCAGATAATTTGGTTCTCCACAAAGATGTTGTTATGAGTAAGATAACTGAGATTAAAGAGACGATGAAGAATGAGTTAATCTTGAAGAAGTTAGCTTCTGATAGTATGACCATGAATCAAATCAAGAATCAAGTTAGAAAGATTATTGCTGATGGTACAAAGATTGATATGATTCTATTGGATTATATTGATTGTGTTCTTCCTGAATCAAGTGCAAAGGATGAGTGGAAAGCTGAAGGTTCTGTAATGAGAGGATTTGAAGGTATGTGTCACGAGTTGAATCTTGCTGGATGGACAGCAACTCAAGGTAATAGAAGTTCAATCTCATCTGAGGTTGTGACTACAGACCAAATGGGTGGTTCCATCAAAAAGGCTCAAGTGGGTCACGTAATCATTACTGTGGCTAAATCATTACAACAAAAGGAAATGAACTTAGCAACGATTGCCATTACAAAGTCACGTCTTGGTAAAGACGGAGTTGTCTTTGAAAACTGCAAGTTCAACAATGAACTTCTTGAAATAGATACAGAATCATCAGTTACATTCTTAGGATTTGAGGGTCAACAAGAGGAAAGAAAAAGAGATAGAGTTAAGGAGCTTCTTGAGAAAAGAAAAGAAAGAGAATCTCAGCAAAAATCCACTTAATTAAATATCTACTTTTTTCAAAAAAAACTTATTTTTTTAATTACAAATTGTTGGTCGATTGGTGTTCGACCACATATTTATCATAAAAATCCTTGATTTTTTAATAAAAAATTACACCTTAAAATTTACAAAATGGACATTTCGAACAGAATTTTATCGGATATTACTGTGTATATGAAATACGCAAAGTATATCCCTGAACTAAAGAGAAGAGAAACGTGGCAAGAGTTAGTCACAAGAAACATGGAGATGCATATTAAGCAATATCCACAATTAGAAAAAGAAATTAGAGAGAACTACATGTATGTTTACAGAAAACAAGTTCTTCCATCAATGAGGTCAATGCAGTTCGCAGGAAAGCCTATTGAAATTTCACCAAACAGAATTTACAACTGTGCCTTTGCACCGATTGATGATTGGAGAGTATTCTCTGAAATTATGTTCTTACTTTTAGGTGGAACAGGTGTTGGTTATTCAGTACAAAAACATCACGTTGAAGTATTACCTGAAATCAGAAAACCAAACAAAGAAAGAGGAAGAAGATGGTTAGTAGCAGATTCAATCGAAGGATGGGCTGACGCTGTTAAAGTGTTAGTTAAATCATATTTCTTCGGTGGTTCAAAAATCGAATTTGATTTTTCGGACATTAGAGCTAAAGGTGCTAGATTAGTTACATCAGGTGGTAAAGCACCTGGTCCTCAACCATTAAAAGAATGTTTAATTAAGGTTGAAGGTATCTTGGATTCAAGACAAGATGGTGAAAGATTAAAACCAATTGAAGTACATGATATCGTTTGTCATATTGCAGACGCAGTATTGGCTGGTGGTATCAGAAGAGCGGCACTTATCTCATTATTCTCGGCAACTGACGAAGAAATGATTGGTTGTAAGAGTGGAGCTTGGTGGGAAACAAATCCACAAAGAGGTAGAGCTAATAACTCTGCGGTATTAATGAGACACAAAATTACAAAGGACTACTTTATGGACCTTTGGAAGAGAATTGAGGCAAGTGGAGCAGGTGAACCTGGTATCTACCTAAGTAACGATAAAGATTGGGGAACTAATCCTTGTTGTGAAATTGCTTTGAGACCATTCCAATTCTGTAACCTTACAGAGGTTAACGTATCTAACGTTGTATCTCAAGAAGATTATGAAGATAGAGTTAGAGCGGCATCTTTCATCGGAACATTACAAGCGGGATATACAAACTTCCACTACTTAAGACCAATTTGGCAAAGAACAACTGAAAAAGATGCATTAATTGGAATTTCAATGACAGGTATCGGTTCAGGAGCTGTTTTAGGTTTGAATATGAAATCTGCGGCTAAAGTAGTTAAAGAAGAAAACAAAAGAGTTGCTGAATTATTACACATTAACCCAGCGGCAAGAACAACAACAGTTAAACCTGCAGGAACAACATCATTAACATTAGGTACATCTTCAGGTATCCACGCTTGGCATAATGAATATTATGTTAGAAGAGTTAGAGTTGGTAAGAATGAAGCAATTTATTCACACTTGAAGAACAATCATCCTGAATTAGTTGAAGATGAATATTTCAGACCACATGATACAGCTGTTATTGGTATTCCACAAAAAGCACCTGAAGGGTCAATCTTAAGAAACGAATCACCAATTCAATTATTGGAGAGAGTGAAGAAAGTTCAACAAGAATGGATTAAACCTGGACATAGAAGTGGAAATAACGCACATAACGTATCGGCAACAATCTCAATTAGAGAACATGAGTGGCCAGCTGTTGGTGAGTGGATGTGGGAGAATAAAGAATACTATAATGGTCTTTCAGTATTACCTTACGATGGTGGAACATATATTCAAGCACCATTTGAAGATTGTACAAAAGACAAGTATGAAGAATTAATGAAGACACTTCACGATGTTGATTTATCAAAAATCGTTGAAATGGATGATGACACTGACTTAAGCGGAGAAGTCGCTTGTGCAGGTGGAGCTTGTGAAATAGTACTTGTATAAAATGAAACAAGAGAATATTAAAAGGGAGAAGCCAAAACTTCTCCCTTCTTATTTTTATGAAGAAAATGGTAGAACCGTTTTCACTGAAGAATATCACATTGAAAGAGGATATTGTTGTGGTAATGGATGTAGACATTGCCCTTTTGAACCAAAAGCTCAAAAAGGTAGTATGTATTTAAGAAAAAAATAATCCAAGTATATTTATGTGATATGGCAAATGGTACAACATATGGTTTAGCGTTCCCTTTCAACGATTCAATTAAAGGAGATTATTTAGAATTAACTGAATTTCAGAAAGAAGAAATTAAATCAGACCTATTACATTTATTATTAACAAGGAAAGGTTCAAGATATTACTTACCAACATTTGGTACAAGATTATATGAATTTCTTTTTGAACCTTTTGACGGATTAACATTTGATGCAATACAATCAGATATTAGAGACGCGGTTCAAAACTTTATGCCGAATTTATTAATAAATGAAATTACAATAACGCCAGCTGACCCTGCGGAGGAAGTTGATATTGCAACAGGACAAAACTTTGTAGGGACAAGTGAGTCTTCAATATACAGACTTCCTGGAAAAGGAACTGCAGAATACACTGCAAAAATAAAAATAGATTATGCGACAAACGGTCAAACGTTTGCACAAAGTGATTTTCTAATTATCAATATTTAACATAGATGGCTAATCGTAAAATACCATATACAACCAGAGATTTCCAAGCGATAAGAGTAGAACTACAAAACTATGTTAGAACTTATTATCCGGAATTAATACAGGATTTTAATGATGCATCCGTATTCTCAGTATTCTTGGATTTGAATGCCGCGGTTGCCGATAACTTACATTATCATATTGATAGAAGTATTCAAGAAACCGTTCTTCAATACGCACAACAAAAGTCTTCAGTTTATAACATTGCCAGAACTTACGGTTTAAAATTACCGGGACAAAGACCGTCAGTATCTTTAGTTGATTTCTCAATTACAGTTCCAGCTTTTGGTGATAAAGAAGACGAAAGATACCTTGGTACTTTATTGAGAGGTTCTCAAGTGGTAGGAGCAGGTTTAGTATTTGAAAACATTTATGATGTAAATTTTGCATCACCATACAACGCTCAAGGATTCCCCAATAGATTAAAAGTTCCAAACTTTAATGCTAATGGTATTTTATTAAATTACACAATAACTAAAAGAGAACTTGTTGTTAATGGTATAACAAAGGTATTCAAAAGAGTTATTACACCAAACGATGTTAAACCATTCTTTGAATTATTCTTACCTGAAAAAAATGTATTAGGTATCACAAATGTCTTACTTAAAGACGGTACAGAATACACAAACATACCAACAACAGCCGAATTCATGGGATTATCAAACAGATGGTACGAAGTAGATGCATTAGCTGAAGATAGAGTATTCATCGAAGACCCAACAAAGGCTTCAGACCAACCTGGTATTAAAGTGGGGAGATACATTCAAACTCAAGATAGATTCATTAGTGAATACACTGGAGAAGGATTTAAGAAGATGACATTCGGTGGTGGAACAAATACAGCCCAAGACCAATTAGACGAATTCACAACTTATGGTGGAACTTTAGAATTACAAAAATATTCTAACAACTTCTCTTTAGGTTCAGCATTAAAGGCTAACTCAACATTGTTTGTTCAATATAGAGTGGGTGGTGGATTACAAAGTAACTTAGGTACAAATGTAATCAATCAAATTGGTACAGTATCATTCTTTGTTAACGGACCTTCAGAGGCAACAAACTCATCAGTAGTAAACTCTTTAAGATGTAATAACGTAACAGCGGCTATCGGTGGAGCGGGATTACCAACAATAGAGGAAATTAGAAACTATGTATCGTTTAACTTCTCAGCTCAAAAAAGAGCGGTTACAGTTCAAGATTATGATTCAATCATTAGAAACATGCCAGCTCAATTCGGAGCTCCTGCAAAAGTTGCAATCACAGAAAACGATAATAAAATTTTAATTCAAATATTATCATATGATACTTCAGGTAAACTGACTAATATCGTATCCAATACTTTGAAACAAAATATTGCCAATTACTTATCTAACTATAGAATGATGAATGACTACATCTCAATCTTCACCGCTGAAGTTATTGATGTAAGTGTAGACCTTTCAATTG